ACTGCACGTTGTTCGGCGGGAGCTGCCACCACCCGCCGCTGATGGTGTCGTAGAGCCAGTCGTTCGACACGATGATCCAGTCGCCCCACCGGCAGATGTCGACGGTCGGTCCTCGGAAGACCGGGGGTTTGTGGGTGTTGATGAAGAAGTTGTCCTCCAACTGGTCACTGATCTTCTGGGAGACGTTCGACCCGTTCCAGGTCCACAAGCCGTTGTTGTTCGAGGCGTAGACGAATCCGACAGGGGTAGAGGCACCGCGTGACATGAGGCCATAGGTGGGGGTGACACCCGGTAACCATAGGACGGTCGGGGAGTTCAGGTCTCCCGAGATCACGACCCCGCCCGTGCGGTTCTTCACGAGGAATAATTCAGAGGCCGACTGCGATCCCCACGCTCCATAGCCGGAGTTGTCCTCCTGCACGAACACGACTCCGGCGTTGATGACCACTAGGCCGTTCGGCGGGTCGGTGTAGACGAACTGCTCGTTACCACCGGAGTAGTTGTAGTCACTCGTGTAGAGCGACGGCTCCCAGATGAGCTGGCCGATCCGGTTCTGATGGCAGAATACCTCACCGAACGTCGAGGTGATGAGGTTGTAGTGGCTGAACGAGGTGAGGTTCGCCCCCGAGGACGACACGTCGGGGTAAGTGATAACACCGCCCGTGAAGGGAAACGGCTGGGTATAGCTCGATGCTCCGGGGAAGATGAACCCGAGTGCCCAGCAGGAGAACCCGACCGACGCCGGGTTGTTCTGTGCTCGTGTCGGGAACCCGGTCATGGTGCAAAACGGGACGTACTGCGTCTCGGTCGTCGGGTTCAGAATGTTGTTCCACGTCGCGGTCGAGCCGTTGATCTGAAGGCTGTCAATCCACATGACCGCTTTGCCGGCCGACGTGGTGCCGACCTGGCAGACGATGATCTCGTCGCCCTGAGTCGGTGGCGTGGTGTTGTTCTGGAAGTAGTAGAGCGGGCCGTTGATGAAGAACCCGGCGATCATGTTGGCCGATCCGGTTCCGGTCTGCGGAGCGTGGTTCGGCGGGATCGCCGTATGCGAGGCCCAAGCGGGCTGCACGAGTCCCGGCAAAGGCGCGAGCCCGCCGTGAGGGAGGGCGATGCACCCGGCGGCAGACTGCGCCTGTCCGGGTTGGTCTCCCGGTACGGGTCCGGTGTTCCCTCCTGAACCGACCGCTTGATAGTTCGTGTTGGTGATGACGCCCGGACGGAAGTCGGAAACCGTGACCCAGGTAAGTTCGTCGTCGGGCATCACTCCACCTCGTTCGCGAGCCGGTGGTGGTAGGGCTCCTCGAGCGCCTCGACGCGCTCGGACGTTTCGATCCACACGGCGGGGATGCGGCCGTTCGACGAGTGGACCGTTACCCCACCTGCGCCGGCCACGGTGACTCGGCCTGCCGCCTGCTGACGGTAGTTGATGACCGTGCCAATGGGGAAGGCGACCGAGGCGTTGGTCGGGATGGTGAGGGCGACCGCGGACGCGCTCGTGAACTCGATCTCGGTCATGGCATCGGCCAGGACGAAGGTGTACGTGGTCCCCGACTGCTGGGTGATCGTGACCGTGGCGAGGGCGGTTTCGACGAACGCTGTCGTGGCGAGCTGGGTCGTGTTCGTCCCCGCCGGCGTCGTCGGGGCCGTAGGAGTACCCGTGAAGGTCGGAGAGGCGAGGGGGGCCTTCCCGTTGATCGTCGAGACCGTCGTGGCCGAGATGGATACGACAGGGGCGACGGTCGCCGTCCCGGTGACGGTGATCGTCCCGTCGATGTTCGATACCGAGGTTACTGTGCCCGTGCCCGTGCTCGGCGGGCTATACGGTGGGTTGACTACCCCGTAGCCGTCGGGCATGGCTTACTCCTCGGCCTGGGTAACTCCCTCGCGCCGCTCGATCTCGACCTGCATGAGCCTCTTCAGGTTCTCGATCTCGCCGCGCATGTCGGCGTTCTCGTTGGAGATTTGCTCGTACATGCGGCTGATGTCGGTCGGCACCTTGTCGGTGACCTCGACGACGGGGAAGGCGTTCATGTCGGGATGGGTCGCGGGGAAGGTGACCCGCTTGCCGTCAAGCGTCTCGCACTTCAGATGGGGGGCTGCCTCGACGAGATCGGGACGCGAGAACTGCTCGACGCCGTAGCGGGAGAACATGCGCTTCAGTTCCTCGTACCGACCTTGGACGACGCCTCGGTGCCCGTGGCCGGCGTCGAAGGGAGTCGGCTTGTCGTCGAGGGCCGAACGGGGATCGCCCAACGCGTCGACGAGCGCCTCGAAGAGGACCGGCTTGGTCTGGTTGTGTTCGAGCACCCACGCGCGGTTGTCCCAGTTGAACACGACCGGGATTTTCGACAGGTTCGTGACGTTCAGGTAGTCGCCGTCCATGACCAGCGGCTCGGTGCCCGGCGTGATCGGGGGAGCCTGGGGACGTGTCCCCATCTCGGCGTAGGGGACATTGGTGAACTCGGGGATCTTCAGGTCTGCCATGATGCCTCAGTTCGAGAGAAGGACGAGTGTACCTGCGCCACCTGCGGTGCCTGCAACGCCACCCGATCCACCGGCTGCCCCGCCTGCGCCACCTGCGACCGAGAGGGTGAGTCCCGGCAGGAACGCCGCCGTGCCGTTGCCCTTGGCGACCGAAACCTGCTGGACCTGGACCGAGGGCGAGACAATGAAGATCACGCCGCCGCCACCGCCGCCACCGCCGCCCGGAGCAGTTGACGCTTCGGTCGTCCCTGCGGACCCTGCGCCGCCGATGGCCTGGATGTTGCCCGTTCCGGTGAGAAGCCGGGATGCCACAACGATGATGCCTGCGCCACCACCGCCTGCGCCGCCGTTGTGGGTGCCGTCGCCGCCACCACCGCCGCCGCCGGACCCAGAGGTCGGGAGGATGAGGGCGGTCGTTCCCATGACGCGGGGGAGGAGGGCGAGGGGAGAGGAGAACGGGAGGGCCTGTGCCGCGGTCGCTGCGGTGATGACCCCGCCGTTGCCGCCTGCATACGTCGCTGCGTCACCCGAGCCGCCGACCCCGCCTGTGCCGCCACCGATGCCTGCGGAGAGCGCACCGCCGTTGCCACCGACCCACGAGGTTCCTGTGACGCCTGCGGCCCCACCGACCGAACCGATCGTCGAGGTCGAGATCGTGCCCGTCGGGGTCAACGCTGCGCCGACGGTCGTGGTGACCGCGGCGTTCCCGTTGTACGAGATGGTCCCGTTGACGATGAAGTTGCCGTTGCAGAAGATCCGGAAGCCCGCGGTCTTGATCGTCGCGGTTGCGACGAGCGAGGACCCGTCAGCCAGCCAGAGGTCCTGAGTCAGCGTGTAGACCGTCGAGGCCGGGGCGAGGGTCGTGCCGTTCCACAACGTGATCGTGGACGTGCCGTCGAACGTCTGCTTCCCGTCGACCCCCGAGCCGAAGACAGCCGTCCCCGTCCCGTAGAGGGCGTAGTCGAGCTCGTGGACGATCGAGTCCGTCGTCGTCGGAGGTCCCGTGATCGGGATGCCCTGGTCCGTGATGACGTTCTTCCAGATTTCGTTGAGGGTTACCGATTGGGGGTTGGCACCGATTTCTGCGGGCATGGTCTCCCTTTCAGGGGATGTTGACGTTGACCCAGCAGAGCAACGGGCCTGCCGAGACGGTGACTGCCTGCATGGCGACGCCGACGCAGGTGCCGTAGGTACGTGTGGTGCCACCGGAGTCCGAGCACTGGCCCGTGTGACCCGAGGTGGTCGAGGGGATGATCGTGTGGCCGATGGTCGTCGTGTTGTCCACGAGGACCTGCATCATGCCCCGCTTGCCGACCATCGCAACCAACTGCGTGAGCTGGGAGCTGTTCGGTCCACCCGTGTCCGGGACGCCCGGAGCGGCCTGGCCGAGTGCGCCGACACCAAGCAGGATGCCTGCCAGGTAGACGGTCGAGGTCGTAGGCGACAGGTCGACCGACGGGACGGTCCAGTTGTACGGGAAGGTCGGGTTGCCCGAGTTGCCCTGGTCGCCGTTGACCGTCGAGTTGAAGCCTGCCGGCGGGTAGGAGCCCACGCCTGCGGTGTTGAACGTCAGGAGAGCTCCGGGGACCCACGCGCCCGCTCCTGCGGCTGCCGGGAACGTGACGGCTCCCGTCGAGGCCGGGTCGACCTGGAACGGCTCGTAGAGCTGCTGGAACTCCGGCTGGGCGTTCATGTTCGCCAGCGGGTTGTAAACGATTGTCAGACCCATGTCGTTTCCTTCCGAATCAGGCCGCGAGGGCTGTGAACTTGCCCTGGAGCTGCGGGTTCGTGCAGATCAGGTTCAGGGCGACGTAGGTGAGGGACGTGATGGAGAACTGGTTGACCGGCTGCTGGAAGTCCCCGACCACGAAGTCGCCGTTCTCGTTCACGATCAGCTCGAAGTAGTCCTCGTTGAAGAAGAACAGGTTGCCTTCGGTGCCCGAGGTCGAGATGTGCTCGTCGACGAGCCACGGCTGGTTGCGGTACCAACCGCCCGAGAAGCCGAGACTGGCGAACGTCTGGTCGATGGCGTTGATCGGCTGCTGGATCTGGACCTGCGCCTGTGCGAGGTTCTCGTACCGGGTCAGGTTCGCACGGGTCGAGCAGGTGATCTGCGGGGCTCGTGCGCCCTTGGTGCAGTTGTCCCACACCGTGTTCAGCGCGCCGACCGACAGCGATGTGGTGGTGGTGTCGCTCTGGCACTTCAGGAACGGGTAGGTCGAGCGGCTGAGACCTGCGTAGTTCGCGGCGTAGACGCCCGTGTCGCAGATCTCGTACAGGCCGTCGATGGCCTTCCAGTTCGACCCGTCGGACCAGATGCCCGTCGCGATCTTGTCCTTCAGGTCCATCTTCGCGATCTCGGAGAGTTCGACGACGAGGTTCGCGACGGCGAGAGGGGAGTCGGCCCGGATGAGATCCCGCTGCGTCAGCGTGACGTTCGTCTCGTACTCCTTCCAGTCCCACGCTCCCGATATCTCCGGGTCGGAGGGGGAGACGTCCAAGACCTCGGGGCCGTAGAACGGGCCACCGGTTGCCCAGGGCTGGTAGATGAAGCGGGACTCGATGTGCGTCCCACCCCTGCGCTTCACCTTGTCGAGGTGGAACAGTCGGGCCGTCATGGGGGAGCCCAGGTAGTAGACGTCGGTGGCCTCCTCACGCAAGATCCGGCGTGAGAGGGAGGTGAGGGTGTCTACGCCTTGGGGGGTTGCCATGTTTCTCTACTCCTGTTCAGAACGTGCCGGACTGGGATCTTGCGATCTTGTTGGCTGCTTCACGGATGAGCGCCTGTCTGTCATTTTCGACGATCTTACCGTCCCGGCCGGTGCGAACGGGTGGAGGCTTGGTCGCCGGACCTGCGACGGGGCTTGCCGCACCGGAGAGCGCGGTCAGATTCCGCTTGCGGGCGATGGCCTCGGGGGTCTCTGCCGGGGGGGTCGGGGCCTCGGTCGGGATGACCTTGGCGCGCAGCTCGGGGGTGGACCACAGCGAGGTCTCCATCGCCGTCTGATAGGCCCGGTACAGGTCGGCGTCGGTGTTGGCCGATGCGGTCAACTGCCCTGCGAGACCCGAAGCGCCGGCGTGTTGGGCAACGGCCATGAGGTCGTCGGGAGCGAGACCGTGGCGTGCCCCGAAGTCGCTTGCCGCCCGGTTGGCGATCGAGTCGGCGCGCTGGCGTTCCGCGACCTGCTGAGTCTGCCGGGTCGCTGCCGCGATCTCTTGGAGTGCCCGGTTCTGCTCCTGCTGCCCACGCCACAGGTCGGCCTCGAACGAGGTCGGGTCGACGTGTTCGGGAAGCCGGGGAACGGGTTGCTCGATGACCGGAGGCGGCGGAGCGACGGCACGGGCGAACGTCTGGGGGTCCGCTGTGATCGCTGCGTCGAGCGCGATGAGCCGGGCCTTCTGTGCCTCGGGGATCGTCGACCACACGTCGGTCGGTTGGCTTGGAGCAGGAGGGGGTGGGCTCTCCGCGACCGAGACGTTGGCCCCACCCCCTCCCACATCGTCTCCCTCACCAGGAAGCGGGGTGGACGGGTCCCCACCATCGGGCGCGGTTTGCTGCGCGGCCGGATCAGCGGCCACTGAGGGATCGGGTGTCATCCCACCGAGGAGGCCCTGAACTTCGGAGTCCAGGTCGGAGAGGAAATCGGTTTCCTCGGTTCCGGGTGGGAAGAGAAGGTCGTTGATGTTGGGCATCGGTCAGTCCCCTTGGTCGTCGGCCATCATGCGTCGGAGGTCGTCCGAGGATATCCCCGAAGGACTCGGTCCACCCGAGGCGGCTGCCGAAGGACCGCCGCCGCCCTGCCCCTGCAACGAGGCGAGGTTCATCGGGCCACCCCCACCCGGAGGAGCGCCACCCGGAGGGGGACCCCCGGCACCAGGAGGAGCGCCAGGAGGTCCCCCCGGCGGCTTCTGACCACCTTGGGGTTTCTGGATTCCCGCAGCAGTCACAGCTTTCTGGATCTGCTCCAGGAGCGGCCAGTGCGGTTGCGCGTCAGGTGCAAGGAAGGTCAGCGAGATCGCCTGGATGATCGCTGCCTGCCCCTCGGCAAACGAGGAGTACCCGCTTGCACCCTTCGCCACGATCAGTAGTCCGCGTTGTCACGGACGGGCGGGATGACACCCTTCGCCAACGGGTTCGCACCCCAGGCGTCGGTCTCGGTCTGCCCCATCTTCTTGATGTTGGCTTTGCCCTTCGGCCCCTTGCCGTAGTTGGGCTGTACCTGATTGCTGTCCATCTTGTTCTCCTTGGTTGGGTGGTAGGGCGGGGTCCCCAGGGAGAGTCCCCGCCCTACCGACTCACTCAGCGGTTGGGCTGAAGCAACTCAGCGGGACTTCCGTCCGTGCTTCCTGCCGCCACGATGACCCTTGCGGTTGCGCTCCATTTTCCCACCCCCTCCCTTCCTCGACGTTTTGCGAGCTTCTGACAGTGAGGCTGCCACCGCCTGCTTCTGCGGGTGGCCTGCCTTGACCATTTCCCCGATGTTATCCGAGATGGTCTTGCGAGAGGAGCCATGCTTGAGGGGCATCGGTCAATCGAACGGGCTCGACGGGGGTTCGCATCCCCGTTCAGCGATCTCGCCGGGGAAGTTGCCGTCCCAGTCCGGGCGGTTGTAGACGTTGTTCCCGCCCACGTCGCCGTTGTCGCCGGGGGTGAACTCCTCGGGCTGCTGGAAGGCGTTGCGTCCTCTGCGACCTCCACCGGTTCCCGATGAACCTCTCATGCCTTGCGGGAGGATCGAGCCTCGGGAGGTGGTGGAAAGTTCGTGGGAGATGGATGCTTTGTTCTTCGCGAGCTCCATGAGATCCAGATTACCTCACGCGGGCTTCGGAGCGGTAGACGCCGGTCGACGCTGCTCCCCCTTCCCCTTCGCCATCCCGGCTGCTGCCTGGGCCTGGGCGAGTTGGAGAGCCTGTTGCTCCTGCATCTGCTTTCGCTTCATCACGTCTTTCCAGTGGGAGACGCGGTACGCCTGGAGGACGAACTGGTCGTCGACGACGTTCATCTGCTTCAACTGGTTCGCCTCTTGGATGCGTGCGGCGCGGCTCGTGGGCTTCGAGCTTCCGGCGTTGACGGTCATGGCGAAGCGCATGGGGGAGAACTTGACCTTGCCGTCTTTCGAGATGTCGGGGCCGTAGAAGTGCTGGGCGGCGAGGCGGATACTCGTCTGTTCGCCTTCCTCTCCGACGATCGCACAGAAGCGGGGGGTGTCGTAGTTGATGATGATGAGGTTCGCCAGCAACTCCCCTGCGGTGCGAAGGGTCAGTTCGAGGTTGCGGAGCGCGGATCGGATACGGATGAACCCGGCCTCCTGGCCTGCGCTGACTTGGCGGTCGGTCGCCCGGCCCGAGGGGACTTCCCCGCGCTGGGTTCCGCTGAGTCCGGCGATCCGTTCCATCTCCTCGCGCCACAGGTGGACCAACTCCATCAGGGACGCTGGGAGGTTCGGGGGCTGAAGCCACTTCGGCTGGTTCGCCGCTGCACCCTGGGCTCCTGCGTTCACGTCGTAAATCTGGCCCGGCTGGTTCTTGAAGGTCGAGCGGTCCACTCCCGAGCCCTTGACGCCGATGAGCGATGGGTTGCCCGTCATGACGGTGTTGTTCTGCGCCATCGCGAGGAGCGTGTTCATCGACTGCTGGCAGGGGGCGAGGTCCCTCAACAGGGGTTCTCCCCAGAACTCGCCGGTCTCGACGTCGGTGAATCTGACGTAGGGGTGGCGGTTCGTGTGGTAGAGGTTCTCGGCGATCTCGTCGAGCAGAATCCGGTTGCCCGAGTGGACGATCACCCTCCACTGGTCGACCACGACGTCACGGGACTCTCCCATCGTGGGGTCCGCCGGCTCGATGGTCTCGACGTAGTTCTCCCTGATCCAGCACTCGTAGACGTTCACACCCTCCTGGTGCTGACCGGTGTGGGTGTTGGCCTGGCCGGGCTGCCCCCACGAGGTAGCGCCTTGGCCTGCGTCGATGGGGATGAGGCCGGTCGACTTGTTCCGGTTGCCCTGCTGGTCGGGGGGGAGGTGGTCCTGGTTCGTGTCCCCTGCGATCATGGCGTCTTCGATCAACTGCTGGGACGCCTCGGGGTAGCGGCGCTCGATCTGGGCCGCTGACATCGTGTGGACCTCGATGATGTACTCGGCGTCATCGAACGAACTCGCCCACGGGTCGATGTAGAGGCACCAGGGGCTTGTCGACTTGAGTGCGACGTTCCCCAACCCGCCTTCGAGCCCGGCGTCCCAGACGCATTTGAGGATGCCGATACCGTACATCGACGAGTCCCAGAGCATCTTCACGATCTCGGCGTACCAGCCGTCGGTCTTGTAGACGCTGTTGATGACGCTTTCGAGCTGGCCCGCCAACGTGTCGAGCACGATCGAGTAGACGCTGAAAGGATCGCAGGCGGGTGTGATGGTGAACTGGATCTCCTGGTCGGTCATCCAGCCGATGCGGGAGTCGACGGTGGCAAACACCTCGTTCGCTCTCGTGCCCGGTGCCATCGGTGCCGCAGGAGCCGCACGGTTCTTCGTGACCCGGTAGTTCCGCTTCCACTCCGTCGACATCTGGCCCTTGGCGTTCTTCGCCGTGTTGTACAACTCGGTCAGCCGGTCGATCAGGGCGTACTCGTCGTACGCTGGCGGGCTTGAAATCTGGACGAGAGTCCCCGGCCCTGCGCTCATGCCCGAGCCTTCTCCCACTCGGCTTTCTTCACCGGCTCAAGATCCTGCTCGCGCTGGTCGGTCGTGTACCCGTGCAGTTCGGCCACCGCCTCGGTATCGCGAGCATCGACGGTTGCGACCTTCACGTCCATCTTCAGCCGCTTCTCCTGGGCTTCCTGGCCTTGTCTCAGCAAGGTTCGGAACTGCCGGTCGTTCTCGACGTACTCGCCGACCACGGGGTCCCAGCGGGCCTGTGTGCGAAGCGAGGAGCGGTTGACCGATATCTGGTAACTGCGCTTCGCTGAGGCGCCACACCGGCAGTCGATTCGGTCTCCGCAGATCGTCGAGTCGAACGGTCCACAGTTCGGGCAGAAGTAGGCGAAGTCCATCACACGATGCTACCCCTACGCCCTCACTTCGTTCGGACATTCCTTTTCGCGCCAGGCTCCCGAACATCGCTTTGGTGGAGGCTGGAGGCAGACCCCTTCCCCTGTTGCGGGGAAAGAGCATCGCTTCGGAGCCAGGCCGTCAGCTTTACCCTCGTGGTCGGGGTGCGTGATTCGGGAACGGCATCGACTGATCTGTCGCCCGGACACGCCTTGACCGACAGGTTCCCGATCACTCGGGGCGGGGATTCAGTCGGTCCCTAACCGGCCTGCTCTTCGGAACGGTGACACAGGCTTACCGTGTGAGTCCTTCTCGTGGACTATTCGACCGTAGTGCGCTACGATTACTCTCGTCGTCTCTGCTGCCGACATTGTGACTGGCCCGGTCTCTCCTGTCAAGGAGTGCCGGGCTTTTCACTTTCAGGGAACGGCAGGATTCTCGGAGCACTGAGACGTCCCATACCCTCCCGCCGCCGTGCAGGTCGAGGATGTCGAGTTGTCGAGGTACCAGCCGTAGTAGAAAGCGGCGAGGATGACGAGCACGATCAGGAGCTTCTTCATCAGTACGTCTCCAGAATCCCGATGAGGGCGTCGGGGTCCCCGTAGTCCGCAGGATCGTCCCAGCCCATCCGGTCGGCCACGGAGCGGTTGATCTTCGGCATGGCCTGTGAGGCGAAGCGTGGGGGAGCCTTGCCGGGGATGTGCGCGGGCCCAGGGGCCGCGTAGGCGGCGTAGTCGAGGTTCCGGCTCTCGGTGACCACGGTCATGATCGCGATGCCGAGAGAGATCACACAGTCGTCGTGTCCCGAACGTCGTGAGGGGCCGAAGGTCCCGTCCTCGTTCGTGACGTACCGCTGGAGCTCGTAGTTGGTCGCGCGGTGGTGGATCTTCACCTGCCGGCGGGCGATGACGCCCTGCATCGTGCCGATCATCTGGGTCTTCGTCTCGTAGGTTTGGTTCCATCCCAACGCCTGCATCATGAGCTTCGGCCGGTCGGGGCGGCGGTCCATCCAGATATGCGGCCAGCCGTTGCCGTTGTTGTGGTCCCGCCAGACCTTCAGCACCACCCGTCCCCCGCCTTGGATCTCGGTGTTCAGGATCGTCTCGGGTCCGTACCAGATCGCCAGGGCGAGCGCGATCTCCCCGATCGTGTGGGGGTCGGACTGCCCGTGCCAGACGGCCACCTGCTCCATGTTGGCCCGGTCCATGACCTGAATGCACGCCGGGTCCCCTTCGACGGTCTGGGTCGGGTCCACCGCGACGACGTACCTGCGCTGCTTCCTCGGATCGGGTCGTTGCCACACCCACGTATGGCCCGAGGGGTCCTCGCAGAAGGTCAGGATGCCATTGTCGTTGTAGAGGAACCCCTGCTCGTAGGGGATGTCGGGCTCGTAGCAGGTGGCGAGGGCGGTCAGGTTGAAGAGGTTGCTGCCCGTCGACAGGAACGCCTCCTCGGGGCACATCGGGAACTCCTCGCAGAAGGTCTGCGGGTTCACGTAGCCCGATATCTTCCGTCGTCGCCACGCGAGCTTCGCCAGGTTGAGCTTCGGGTACGCGGCCAGCAGATCCCGCTCGTCGTCGTCCAGGTCGCTGTAGGTCAGGTGATGACCGGGGATCTCGTACTCGTCGTGCTCGAACCAGGGGAAGAACATCGGCGTGAACATCGACTTGTCGGGATCGGGGTCAGTGGCCTTCACCCATTCCTCGTGAAAATAATCACCAACGCCTTTCGCTGTGGATTCGAGGACCATGATCGTCCCCCACTCATGCGCCATGGCGTCGAAGAGGGAGCCGACGATGCCTTCGGCCTCACTCCACCGAGCGACCTCGGACCCGTGGACGGCCTGGATCGTACGTGACCGGCCGACGTCCTCCTTCTTCGCCGTCTCGACCGTGATGTTCGAGTCGACGCCTGCCCATTCGATGTAACCGATACGGTCGTAGTTCGTCGGGAACATTCCGTGGAACAATCCCATCTCCCAATACCGCTTCGTCATGCCGAACAGGTACTCCGAGTTCGACTTGTCGTCAGCGAGCACCATCGCGGCGGTTCCCTTGTGGAGGAAGCACCAGATGAACAAGATGGCCTCGGTGACCGTCGAGCACCCGAGCTGGCGACCCTTCAAGACGATGATCCGAACGGGCAGGCCGTGGTTGTATTGCCACTCGATCTCGGCGACCAGCTCCCGTTGTGCCCAGGCGAGTGGGGCGTTGCGGTCGAGTTTGATCATCTTCCCGGTCTTTGTTCGGATCGTCAGAGTTTCGAGGATCGGCCAAAGGTTCAGATTCGGCATAGCCCTAGTCTTCCCTGTCGTCTGGCTCCAACCGTGGCGGGGTGTTCGTTACGATGAACGGGCTGCGTTCGACGACAGGGGGCGTGCCGTCTCGCATCTCGGCCATGAGGTCCATGAGCGTGGCTGCGGAGTCCCGTGTTGACTGCGGAGTCCTCCGACCGGCGATCGTCATCTGCTTCGAGAGCGCCATCGCCCGGATGCGGTCCTTCTCCGCTTGTGAACCGGTGTGCAAGGTCTCGAAAGCGTCGTGGACGGCCTCCCACTGGAGCTGCTCCATGTAGTCGGTCATGTCGTCGGTGCCGTATCGCTTGCGTCGTACCTTGCCTTGGGCGTCACGTACGAGGTCGGGGTCGAGGCTGAAGACGCGCGCGACGACGCCGGGGGGGACGTTCTCTTCGAGCAGGCGTCCGACGACGTGTTCGAGTTCTTCGGCGTTCACGACTTCGACTTGTCCAGTCTGATCTTCAACACGACGGGCTGGTTCTGCATCAGACGGATCATGCGGAACACCTCGTCACCCTCATCGAACCTCGCGTGGAAGGTGATGGCGATGTCCTGGTTCCGCAGCGTGGTCACGTTTCGTGGAATGGCGGAGAACTGGGCTCCGTAGGGGTCGGTGTCGGGGACCTCTCCGATGGCGTCAAGGGCACCTGCGATGAGTCCTCCGATGCGAGCTGGTCCAACCTCGCCTGCTGAAGCTCCGCTATGTGCTCCTGCAATTCTCGCCGCTCCTTCTGCAAAGCTCCGAGCACGGTCTCGTTCGCCTCCCGGTCGAGGATCTGTTCGATCCCCGGACTGAGCGGTATCGAGTCGTCGTCGTAGTTCGTCAGCAGATCGTTCGGCGTCGGCGACGTCTCCTGCAACCCAGTCGTCGGCTGTGGTTGTACCCCGAACACCAACGAGGTCACCAGACGGCTGATTTCCTTGTCCCTCGTCTCGGTCATCTCCTTCATCATCGTCATCAAGGTCACGACGTCGGGAGAAGTCGGGGTCGGCGTCGTACTCGGAGTCGGGGAATCCCTCGTCGACGAACGGTTCCGATCGAGGAGAAGGAAGATGCACATGCCCAGAGCTATCAACGTCCCAGCTACCAGGATCGAGATCACTCACTTGTCCCTCTCCCGAACCGCTGCTGCGCGCCCTGGTGGGTGATGCCCATCGCGTCGCCGATCTCCTTCCAGGTCTTCCCCTCGCCCCGAGCGGCTGCGACGGCCTGCTTCAGGAGCGATGCGGTGAGGTCACCGATCTTCGCGCACTTGGCAACCTCGTCGAGGTAGGGGTCGGTCATGTGTGCAACCTTAGTTGAATCCCCGCAACGTGTCAACGGTCGTTGCAAAGCAGAAGGGCCGGACCCGGAGGCCCGACCCGACTACTTCTCGGAGGTTCCGACTTCGAGATCAGATGAGCTCCTGAATCCTCCGTGCATCGGCGATGACCTTCTCACCGAAGGCCACCCAGCCCTTCATGCCGTAGAGGAACTGCTCGAACTTCGCCAGGTTCTCCAGCGCGTCAGCGATGTGCGACGGCACGGGAGTAGTCACGGGCTCCGCAGCCACAGGAGCAGAAGTCACCGGTGCCTCGGTAGGGGGTGCGACGGTCGTCGTCACCGTAGGGTCCTCAGCGGACGATGAAGCCTCCGTAGGTGCGAGGGGAGCCGTATCGGAAGCGGGCGGTGCGTCCGAAGCCACCGGAGCCGCCAGGGTAGGGTCCACCTCAGTCCCAGCCGGTGAAGCCGCAGGCGTGGAAGCTGTATCCCCGGCTGGCACAGAAGCAGCTTCCGTCGAAGGGGAAACGGGCGCACCTTCAGTCGGGGACGACTCGGAGGAGGTTGCCGTCGTCGTCTCGGATGAAGCGGACTCGGGTGCCGCACCTGATCCCTCGGACGGCTGCGTAGGGTCCACTGGGGGAGCGGGTGGGATGTACGGCGTCGGGGTCGTGCCCGGCGCTGCGGTCGGGTCGGGGGTCTCTTCGGTGTTGGTCATGGCTTTCCTCTCACGTAGAAAATCGAGTGGGTGGGCAAGGTCGTGTGCGATGTGCGACAACTCGTTCATGGTATCCCTCTTGGTCAGAAGAACTGGACATTGACGATGACGGACCCCCCCGAGACGAGGTAGAGGTTGGACGGGACGTGCGGGGTCGTGTGGTCGAAGCAGATCACCGTCGGCAGTCCTGTGGGGTCGATGAAGATCCCGGTGTCCCCCGAGACGGTCTTGATCTCGATCGTCGTCGTCCCACTCGCAGGACCGTTCACGATCACCCCGTAGGCCGTGGAAGGCACAGCGACCGTCGCGGTCGTGTTGACCGTGATCGACTGGCTGTCCTGGGTAGCGGACATCGGCACCGAGTAGGGACCGACGCTCTGCTGTCCCCCGCCTGCGAGGTTCGTCTGCAACCCGGAGATGTTGATGCTCCCGATGGTCATGGGACCAGGCTACCCGCTGAGGTGCGCCTTCAGGTGTCTCCGCAACCAAGCAGAGATAGTCCGGTCGTCTTCCTCAGCGAGCTCCTTGATCTTCTCGTACAGATCGATCGGCAAAGACGTGGACACCGACTTCTCCACGAGCTCGATCTTCGGAGAAGCAGAGGTCTGGCCTTGCGTCGCCACCGGGAGTATCGGAGCCGGATCTACGGACAACTCATCTGGGGTATCGGTCATGCTGCAACCTTAGTTGAACTGCCCTCCCCCGTCAACTTCTGTTGCTGATTTTTTTCAGTGGGTGGAATTTTGAGGTGCGAGAAGTGAGCGTGATCGTGTGTGGAAGACTCACCGTCTATATACTCTCGGTCTGGGCCAAACAGGAGGAGAAGAGACCCCGCCGCACCGCTGGTGCTGCACCCCCGCCGCACCCCTGGGGGATTGTACCGACCGGTCGTGTTGACTACGTAGTCCCCACCCCATCGTGACGTACCACCAGGTCAACCGATCACAACTGCCTTTGCATTCCTAGCTTAGCACGTGCCTGTGACCTGGACCGGGGCATCGCACCACCTCAGAAGCTAGAACCTGTTCTACTTGAACAAACCTCTTGCAATGATCGTTGCATCGTGTACACTGTGGGTGTACGGCTACCGACCGAGTAGCTGACAGGAGGCAGGCAGCCATGAGCTATCAGACAGCAGAAGCAGTGAACAGCGGAGAGGTGGGCGAAGTTCAAGGGGAGATC